TAAATATAAATCTAAATCAAAATCTAAATCAAAATATTAAATCTAAATCATCAAATCAAAAAGAAAATCTAAAAGAAAACGAAAATACCCTATGCGACTGCGTCGCTGATGATGATGACGATGATTTTGATGAAGATTTGAAAACGGTTTTACTGGATCATGGCATATCTGGCAATACTGCAAAAATCATTTTAGACAAACACGTTCCAGAATATGTGATTTTCAAAATCAGGCAGATTGACGAGATGAATAAATCCGGTCAGATCAAAAACCTGAAAGCGTACATACTCAAAACATTTGAAAATACCGATCCGGACACAGCCGATGACGAGCTTTGTGTTTTTATCTCCGAACAAAGACGCAAAGAGGAAGCCAGGAAACCTAAAACCAATCCGGAACTGGAACGAATAAACGATCAAATGAGAAAGGATGAAAAATTCAATCAGGAAACGGAATTGTTAATCCTGAATGCCACAGAAAAAGACAAACAGGAATTTATGCAGACAGTGGTTGAACCGTCAAAAATTTACAAAGACTCATTTAGTCGGGGTGGTTTTGATAACGGATTTATCAACGTACTTTTCAGAACTTTCCTGCAAAACAAATACATGGAGGCAGAATGATTAAACCATTAACTGAAAAACATACCGAAAAAAGACATAAAACAGCTAAATTTTTAAATTTAATGCAAAAGACGACTATGGACTTGTCTATCAAAAAACAATTTGTTAAAATGCCGTTTTAGAAAGAAGGAATAAAATGAGATTAAGAACACTTAGTAAAAATATCAGCAAATGGAATAGGCTTGTTAGATTATACAATCATAAATATTCATCATGCAAAGAAAGAAAAGGAAAGAGTGTCTGGCGTTTTCGCTGTTTAGCTGTAAATTCTCAAAAGATTTTTAGCTTATATCTTGAAAATTATGTTGATAAATTGAATAAAAAAAGGGGATAAATTAATATGGCAAGCTTTGCAGACTTTCAGGAAAATGAAAAATTACCGGTTGGTATTCATTCAGTTAAAATCGTTGCGGTAACGAGTGGAACAAACCGAAATGGCGGAGTAAAAATCATCGTAAAATTTATGGACTTAGATCAACGTGTATTCGATCACAGCATGACAATTCAGGCTAATGCTATGTGGGCGTGTGATAAATTCTTGCGTGAGTTAGGTTTGACTGAAAAGGAAAGGCGAGATATTGACTTTGATAAGAACTTTCCTGAAACCGACATTGACAAAATCTTAGAATACTTTGAATCAAAAGTTAAAGACCGCTTATGTAACATTGAAACTTACAATAAAGAGTTTAACGGCAAGGATTACATGAATTTAAAGTCAGTAACCGCTTTTACCGGAGACAAAGAGAAATATATGTTTCTGACAGGAGAATTTGCGAAAAATGAAACTCATATCAATGTGCCGGCGTCAAGTTCTGATTGCCCGTTTTGAATAGGGAACGAATAGGAAAGGAAGAGAAATAATGGCATATTACAAACCTACCTACAAAAAAAAATGTACGCTGGTACTGCTTGACGAGTTGAACAGACCAATAATTCAAACAGCAAAAAAAATGTTTGGGATTAATGAAGCTAATGCACACGGTGATCTGTACATACTTGATTACAACAAGAAAAAATCAGCTACAGATCCAAAAGCGGTCAAATGGGATGTGATTGTATGAACGGAGCGCACGGGAAATATAAACTGAATTTCAAAGAAAGACTTGAAGCATTAGGCTTTAAAAATTTTAACGATTTAACTTTCTGGAAAGACCAATTAAATATCAGACGACAGAGAAAAAACAAAGTTGATATGTGGGTGGTTGAACATGAAGGGAAATTACTATTTGAAGATAAATCAGTCGTTAAGTGTGTAGAATACATGGAGAATAACTTATGAAAAAGCAATTAGACTACTATATCAAAAGAGCATACGAAAACGCTAAAAACAAGGGTTTTCACAAGTTAGATGATGAAGTAAGAAACTCATTTCAATTTCATGATGAGAAACATTCTCATGTTTGCCGGATTATGATGATGAAAGATATTAACCTGATTATTACTGAACTATCTGAAGCAGTTGAATTCATCCGGAAAGATGAATTTGCTTGTTTGAGAGCAGATGAAAACGACTGGAAAGAATCCTTTGAAGAAGAAATAGCCGATACATTCATCCGCCTGTTTGATTTCTGCGGAAATTACAGCATTGATATTGAAAAATACATCAACTTTAAAATGAACTACAATGAGTCAAGGGAGTGGAAGCATGGCAAAACTTTATAAGTTTACTATCCCAGGAAAGGCACAGCCAAAGCAACGAGCCAGAACCTGTCGAAACAAGCACACAGGGCGGTCAATCTCTTTTACCCCACCCGAAACCGTGAACTATGAGAACTTAGTCAAATTATCTTTCATCAATGCAGGCGGTGAGATTATACCGGAAGGGGCAATTTCATTAACAATCGTATGCAATATGGAAATCCCTTCCAGCGCTTCTAAAAAGAAACAGGCGCTCATGGCATCAAATGAAATTATGCCTACCAAAAAACCTGACTTAGACAATATCATCAAGTCGATCAAAGACGGGCTTAATAAAGTCGCATGGCATGATGACTCACAAGTTGTTTGCATTTCAGCAATTAAAAGATACAAGACTGGTGCTCCATTTACCGGAGTGATCGTGGCTCAGGTTGAAGCATTGAACGAATGGGGGCAGGAGGTTTAAATGATGAAGTGTCCAAAATGCGGTCAAAGGATGTATGTAAAAGCGACTTTTTCAACCGGAAATCAACAAATCTGCCGGACTTATGTATGTAACAAGTGCGGTCATTCGGATATATCAAAAGAAAGTTTTGAGAATAAGGAGGAAAAATGCCAAAAACAAACAAACAAACAGATGAAATTATAAAGCAAAGAATCACAAAATTACTGCCGATGGTTTCATTTATGACGAGAGGTGAAATCTTTCAATATGTTTCAAGTAAAGAAAACTGGGGCATAACTCAACGACAGCTTGACAATTACATTGCTAAAGCTAAAGAATTATTAAAATCTGAATTCCAGGCATACAAAGACGATGCATACGAAAACGCATGGAATAATTATATTATGCTATTTAAAAAAGCAATGAAAAAAGACGATACAAAGCTTTGCCTACAAATCCAAGACAGCATGGCTAAACTGTTTGGATTAACTCAAAAGCTTGATTTAACTTCAGCAGGTGAAAAAATAACCGGATTCACGGTGAAAGTGAGTGATGATGATGAGTGATTTTGACTTTGATTTTGATTTCTCAGAAGATGAGCCCAAAAAAAACATCAATAAAAAACAATTTGTCTGCGATGTATGCGGGAAACCACAATTTAAGGCAGATTCTTTTGTAACAAGACGAACAAACAATATATACAGAAAAGCCTACAGCGAACTAAATTTGTTTGATGTAATGCCGGCTGTTTTTAATGAAAATGATGTCATTCATGTAATCTCAGGCGGGGATGTTGATTCACTAACTTTTATAAAATATATTTTGAGGCTTCAAGACTTAGAATATCTTTTATTCTCCACATGGTGTATGGCAACAGACGATATTTTATTGTTCGATGAGTGGATAAGCTCCGGAAAGATTAAGAGGCTTGACGCTTATGTTGGTGAAATTTTCACTGGATCTTATTCAAAAGAATATGACCTATTAAAAAAGGTTGTAAATAAATGTGATGGGCGTGTTTGTGTGTTCAGAAATCACAGCAAGGTTTATGCAGGAAAGGGTGGAAAGTTTTCTTTTATTATTGAAACTTCTGCAAACATAAACACAAATCCACGAGCAGAAAACACTGTTATAACAATAAGCGAAGAAGCTTATAATTTTTATAAAAACCACTTTGACAATATAACATCATTTACAAGAGATTATACAAACTGGAGACCTTATGAACATTGAAATTATTAGCATTAACAAAATCAAACTGAATCCAAGCAACCCACGAACAATAAAAGACGATAAATTCAATAAACTTGTAAAATCAATTAAAGAGTTTCCAGAGATGCTGAAAATCAGACCTATTGTTGTAAATGATGATCTTGTTGTCTTAGGCGGTAATATGCGTCTCAAAGCCTGCAAAGAAGCAGGATTAAAAGAAATACCAATCATTAAAGCATCTGATCTAACAGAAGAACAGCAAAGAGAGTTCATAATCAAAGACAATGTTGGTTATGGTGAATGGGATTTTGCACTATTAACAAACGACTATGACCTCGATCTGCTGACAGATTGGGGTCTTGATATGCCTGATATGGACAATGTAGATAATTTGGAAATTGACCAGAAGCCGAAAAAGCTGTCAGATAGTTTTATAATCCCTCCTTTCTCTGTCCTTAATACTGCACAAGGAATCTGGCAACAAAGAAAAAACTGGTGGCTAAACTTAGGAATAAAAAGCGAAGAAGGCCGAGACGCAAAATTGTTTTCAAAGGGCTGTCAACCTCCGGCATTTTATAATATTGTAAATGAACTAAGAAGTAAAGGCTTAGATTGCTCATTAGACGCAGCAACTAAAGAATGCCAAAAAAGGGGTATAAAATTATTTGGAGACGAAAACGGATCATTTTCAATATTTGACCCTGTATTATGTGAATTATCTTATAAATGGTTCTGTATAGAAAGTGGTAAAATATTAGACCCTTTTGCCGGTGGATCTGTTCGTGGTATAGTAGCGTCAATTCTTGATTATGATTATTTTGGAAATGATTTAAGAGCTGAACAGATTGAAGCAAATATTATAAACGCTAAAGAGGTATTGCCAGATGGGAAAAAAATGCCTAAATGGACAGTGGGCGACAGCCTGAATATTGATAAAATAGCAGGAAACTATGAGGCTGATTTAGTGTTTTCATGCCCTCCTTATGCAGATTTAGAGGTTTATTCTGATTTAAAAGAAGATATTTCAAATATGTCATATAGTGAGTTTTTGAATATATACAGACAAATAATTAAAAAATCATGCGATCTTCTTAAAGATGATCGTTTTGCCGTTTTTGTTGTTGGAGATGTAAGAGATAAAAACGGTGCATATAGAAATTTTGTATCTGACACAATACAGGCGTTTATTGATTGTGGACTGATGCTATATAATGAAATGATACTGGTAAATAATACTTCTTCTTTGAGTACAAGAGCAAGAAAATATTTCCAATCAAGAAAAATTGGAAAACACCATCAAAATGTATTAGTTTTTTACAAAGGTAACCCAAAAAATATTAAGAATATTTTTAAAGAAATTGACTTGTCTTATCTTGACGAATATATGGAAAATACGGAAGATGTTGAATAAATGTCAATAATCCCTTTCACAATAACACGCAAAGTTTTTAACCCTGTATTTCTTAAATATTTAGATATTCAAAAGAGATACAGGCTTTTTTATGGTGGAGCCGGCTCCGGAAAATCTGTTTTTGTTGCTCAAGAAATTTTAATCAAATTGTTTCAGGGCGGGCATAATATCCTCGTGGTTCGTCAAACATCGAAGTCTAACAGACAGTCAACATTTGCACTATTAAAGCAGATAATTTCAAAATGGAACATCCCAAAAGACTGGATCTCAATAAACAAAACAGAGATGACTATCACTAACACAGTGAACGGATCTCAAATCGCTTTTGCCGGCCTTGATGATGTCGAGAAATTGAAGTCTATCACTTTTGAAAATGGAATCTTGACTGATATATGGATTGAAGAAGCTTCTGAGGTATCTGAAAAGGACTTTAATCAGCTTGATTTAAGGCTCAGAGGATTGGCAAGCGTACCGATGACAATTACAATGACATATAATCCTATTGATGTCAATTTCTGGGCAAAGAAACGCTTTTTTGACCGTGTTAATGATGATTGTTTAATTTGCAAAACAACTTATCTGGACAACCGTTTTATTGATGAGCAGTACAAAAAAACATTGGAGAGACTGAAAGAAATTGATGAAGTCTATTATAATGTTTATGCCTTAGGTGAATGGGGCGTTTTGGGGAACCAGATTTATCACAATTACAAGATATATGACTTTGATGTCAATGATCCGAAATTTAAAGATATTTGTATCGGCGTTGACTTCGGGTTTAATGCACCTTCATCCGCTTTGAAGATCGCATTTTATGATAATGAATTATATATATTGGATGAAATCTATCAGGCAGGGTTAACAAACTCTGAACTGATCGAGGAAATTAAAAAACAAATGACAACTGGATTTCATGTCATAGCAGACTGTGCTGAACCGGACAGGATTGAAGAATTTAAAAGAAGTGGTTTTTGGATTGACGCTTGCTCAAAGGGTGATGGTTCTATCAAATCAGGGATTGACTGGTTAAAAGCCCACAAGATACATGTTCACCTGTCGAACTGTCCGGAGACTGCAAGAGAATTACATTCATACAAATACAGGGAAGATAAAGACGGTAATGTGCTTGATATGCCTGTCAAATTCAATGATCATGCCATGGATGCTCTAAGATATGCGGTTGAATACTGGCGCTCAAATTATAATGTGCAATTTAGTTTTGATTCTGTAGAAAGTTATGAATATGAAACTCAAAAATGGTATTAAAAATCTTTCTCATACTCCGCTCCTAAATCAAAAGCCACCTTTTCAGGTGGCTTCTTCTATTTATACAGGCTTCTGACTTATTGGAGGATCAATGTCATGTTCCTGTGCTTTTTCTTTCAGGTAATCATCAAGCGAATTAAGCGGACTATATTGAAATCCATCACCCGGTTTTGTATCTTCCAGATCAGATTTATCAAGATATTCACTCCCTGATTTCTCATAATCTAAACCTTCTTCATCCAGTTCCTTTTCAGATAATGACACAACTGTTGACCGGCAATTGAAATGGTTTGGCGGATAGTATGTTGACCAGAACGGATCATCTGACCGGAACACTTTGCCGTCTAATGTATTGCACAATTCAGTTTCACGCCCATCCATAACGGTTAAATATTGCCAATAAGGGAGATTTGCTTCTTTCTGGGCTATCATTCTGCCACGAGAGAAAGCAGTCATACAATTAGTCCGGATTACTGTGTCAAGATGCCAATTTGCAAGCGGATTGTCTCCCCTGGATTCAAGAACGGATTGAATCACATCACCCAGTTTTTTAGGATCAAAACCCTTATCCATTTGCTTTGAAAATTCTTCTTTAATATCATTAAGAGTTTCAATTGAGTTGACATAGGATATTGTGAACGCTTTGCCTGCGTATTCTTCTAATTGATCATAGAATACAAGTGCATTGACTGAACGCATTCTGGAAAAATACTTTTCAGCCTGTTGATAATCCATGTCAAAAGAAAAATCAACAAAACTTTCAGCATTCTTTTTTACTTTCTTTTTTTTAGTATTGTCTGTATATCCCAAAAAATAGGAGTATGTCAGAACCTTTGTTAAAAGCCTTTCATACTCCTTGTTACGGGGGAGTTCTTCTTTTGTCAGGAGTGAGAGGTTTGAGCCTGACTTAGAAAAAAAATCATATAAAGATAAAAAGACAGACTTATTCTTTTCAATGATTTCATCTGTCTGATCAATGACATCATCTGTTTTCAAATCCTCCATTAACTGAAATATTGAGTTTTTTTTTTAACCTCTGAATTGAGGTTCTCAAACGGATTGCTTGACCTTTCCTGTATAGTGAAATGATCCTCTGGCAGTCCATAGTTTTCTATGAAATATTGAGGCGTAAATCTGACTCCAATGTCATAAAGCATCTTGTCACGGGTTGCCTTCTCTTCTAATAATGTTGGCACTTTCAAAGAAAATGTAGGATAAACACGGTCAGAGAAATTGAAGTTGACTAAAGGCTTGATCAAGTCTCGGTTGATTGTATCGCAAACCAGATCAATTGACAGACTTTGAAAATCTTCCCTGACTGAGTTCTGGACTTTCGCTTGAGCATAAGAACCGGACCCGGTTGACTCGGTTGTGAGCGTTTGGCCTACAACCGTTTTAGATATTGATTGATCACACACCTTTATAATTCGATCAAAAGCTTCTGGATTGTTATTACTTGCCTCAATAAACTTAATATCTGATCCCATTGGCATAGTCCCGATTGAAGCCCTGCCAAGTGATGCAAGCGCCTTATTTAATGCTTTTTTTGTCTCTTCGTTGTGATAATATCCCCAAAGCATTGGCATTGCAACAAATTCATTAAAATGAGGCCAATCCTTGAAGAAAGCAGAATATTTTAGACAAATGATAGGTGCTAATATTTCAGATAAGCCAACCGGCATATAATTAACCTTAATCGGTGCATAAGAAATCATTGTTTTATTCTCAGGTATTTCATAATATTTGTTCATTTGACCATCATAAATGTATAACTTGCCGTCTTTGAAGTTGAACGCCTTTTGTGGTAATGCTTTTAATGATTTAATATTATTCTTATCCCAAATGATTTCAGTAACAGAAAAGCCTTGATATATTGCCTCATGAATTGACTGTAATATATTATTGTCAAGGACATTCCAGATCTGTTCTTTTACGAATTCGTCAATTCTTTCATTTCCTGAGGTCTCAAGCGCCCATTCACATTTCATGAATATTGAATCCCTGTCTTGCTTCTTAGACAAATATTGATCATCCCTAATGACTAACTCGTGCAGATTGATTTTTTCTCTGTAGTCGTCAATATTTTCTATTGCCCATCTGACTGTATTTGGTGACATTGTGAGCATTCTGTAAAGGTCTTCTGACTTATGATATAAATTTAATTCTGTCATAAATTCCCCACTATATATTTTTTTGCTAAGTCTGTTATATATTGTTTGTCTGAATCCTGAAGCATCAAGAACGGGCGTGCTTCGATATTAATTGTCATATTTCTTTTGTGAGCTGATACATTGACCATTTTTGCTTTTATAGGTTTCCCAAAGGCCTGGGTGATTTTTCTTTGATGACTTTTTACACTCTGCAAAACGCTTTTTTTAGCCCCAAACTGATGAGTTGAAGCATAAGATATATTAGTCCCTACTGTTACAGTTTGCTTATCGAATTTATAGTGAATCGATCTCATCAGCTTACCTGTATCAATAAGCGTTTTACCAAGTCTTGATTTACCGTCCTTTTTTGAAATATGAGCAATTTTTGATCTTTGAGAAGGCTTCCATTTTACGGGTCTTCCACCTTCTCTGAAATTCATCATGATTGATCTGGTGACACGCTCCCCAATTTCACGCATTACGAAACTAACATCTATACTCATAATCTCCTCCGGTTGAAATAATTGTAACAGCACTGTTTGATTCTGCAACTTCAATTCCTGTAATCGTACCGGTAACAATCTTTTCAAGCAATTCAATAGAACCATTATACAACTTTGTATAATCTTCTTCAGAATTGACCTGTAGATTTGCCTGCATGATATAATAATATGCAAGTGTCGAGGCAATACGGATAATGATACCAGGGACATTGTCCGGATCAATTATGAATCTTGTACCAAGATAACCGTCAACAATCGCTTCAGCGTCTAAAATCGCAGTTTTGATTTCATCATCTGTATGATCCGTAAAGGCTGGGTATCTCAGGAGAAACTCTGCTTTAGTTATATATTTACTCATATTTACCCCTTTATATTTTTGCCTATTTTACAAGCCTTTTTATATTTGTCTAAGTTATTCTATCATATATATATATATGCTTTAATATACTTGATTATATTATAAGACTGATTATAATTTGCTCAAAGATTATGATTAAGGCGGTTGTAAATGGTGAATGTAATTAACAATATACTTGGCAAGTTGAAAACGATTGAAGAACTGAAATACGTTGATATGTATTATTCTCAAGATGAATCAAAGATGAATTTGATCAAGTTTCCTGCTGTCTTAGTAAATTTGGTTAATATCAATTATAATAAAGTTGCCACAACCGCCTACGACCGCACTTTAACGATTGGTATGCTGTTTTTTTATACAGCAGTTAAACCATGCACAGAAAAGGAAACAGAAGCGTTAACCATTTTAGATGACATTTATCAGGTACTTAGAAACGAACTGGAAATCACTTTTAAAGATGCTTCATGTATCGAAAGAACCAGCACACTTACAACTTATTATATTGAGTTAGAATACTCAGGGGATTTGATATGAAAGACAAAACAAAACAATACTATTCACTGCATGAACTGGAATTATCTGAACCACAACCGGAGACAGGGACTATTACAGTACTGGCTGGTGTGGTAGGAAAATGGTATCATCCGGCAGGTGATTTTGAAATTACTCAATCCGATGTTGAAAATATGGTCAATGACTTCAACAAGAAAAAAAGAGATTTGCTGTTTGACTTCGACCATCGCTGTCTTGATCCATTCGCAAATAATTCAAAGTCGGCCGGTTGGGGAAAGGTGTTAAGAGCAACAGAAAAGGGTTTAGAAATTGATGTGGAATTTACTCCGGCAGGAAAACAGGCCGTCGAAAACAAAGAATATCGTTATCTGTCACCGGTGTATGTTATGTCAAGTAATCGAAAAGATAGAAAAGTATCTTTGCATTCAGTTGCTTTGACTAACATCCCCTTTTTGAAAGAACTCCCAGCGATCGTAAACTCAGAAAAAAACGAAACCAATAAACAAGGAGAGATGATGGAAGAATTAACAAAATTACTTTCATGTAATGATGAATCTGTTGTTGAAAAAGTGAAAGACCTGATCAACAAAAATTCAGAATTACAAACTAATCTTTCAGAACTCAGCAAAAAACAGGCTGAAACTGAAATTGATTTGGCAATCGCTAACAATCAGATCAAAAAAGATCAACGCACTTTTGCTCTCAATCTTAAACTGAAAGACAATGACTTATTTAATGAGTTTTTGAATTCAAATAAAGTTGAAGCACCACAAGGGACTATTGAAATCCCAAACAGTTCTAAAGAATCTAATGTAGTGAAATTCTCTGAGCTGTTAGATAATCCAGCAAAATTTGTAGAATTACAGGAAAAAGACCCTGTAAAATTCAATGAAATGTATGAAAAATTTTTAAACGGAGGTGAATAATGGGTTTTAATCCTCAAATCTGGTCAGCAAAGACCGTAAATGCCATGGAACGGGCTATGAAGACCCGTAAGGCTGTAATCGCAACTATTACAGATTATACAAAATTTACCGAAGGGACTCAGGCCGAAGCATATAACGGTCCTATTATCGGCTCCGCTTCAATTGCTACACTCCCAGCGTCATCATCAAATATTAACAACCCAACAAACACAGTGTTAAATTTGCCTTTTGATCAGAAAAAAGGCGTTATATTTAACATTTCTGATATTGACAATGCTCAAACAAATGTCAATCTTCTGAATGAATACACAGCAGACGCTGGTGATGCCTTACTTGATGATTACGACTTGGAAGTCGTTAAAACAATCATTGGAGGTCTTACTACAGACGGAACCCAAAGAAAAGTTTTAACAGACAGTTCAAATCTCGTCATTACCGAAGCTGATTTTATTAAAGCAAAAGCTTATTTAAACAGTATTAAAGCCCCAACAAAAGGGCGTACCTGTTTAATTTGCCCTGTTCATGAATCACAGCTTTACACTATCTCTAATTTCATTTCAAGAGATAAAATAGCAAGCTCTGAGGCTGTCCCAGAAGGTGTAATTGGTAGACTGCATGGCTTTGATATTTTACTTTATAATGATATGCCAAAGGTAAACACTTCTGGCAAAATTGATGCGACAGCTGGGAATAATACTAAGAACTGTACACTCTTCTATCAATCTCTAGTGTGCGCATTTGCTCGTCAAAAAGCAATCGGCACAAAAGTGGCAGATGATGCACTTTTACCAGGTGCAGTTGTGAATATTTACAGTGTTTACGGTCGTAAAATCCAAAAAGGCGCTTACGGATACCTTGTTTACGATAAAGCAAGCTAAATAAAAGGTTAAACAGATGAAAAGATTATTGTTAGTCTTAATCACCCTGATCGCAGTATCATCAATGCTTTTTGCAGATAATACTGCTCAGGAGTCTGTTAATACGATTCTTACTGACACTATTGCGCAGGTGATTGCTTTATTTATGGTCGCTTTGCTTAATCTTGTCATTTATGCTGTCAACAGGTATTTCAAAATCAAGATTAATAAAGACAAAGTGATTGCATTCATCGCTGAAAAATCAGCAGAGGCAAAAGCATTAAATCTGACTGAAGAACAGAAAAAAGGCTATGTTGTTGAGCATATAAAAAACGATAAAGAAATTTCTAAATGGACTAACATATTTTTCAGGACAGCCAGTGCAGGCGCTGAATTGGTCTATCGGAATATTATCAAGAAAAGAAAATAAAACATCGGGAGGTTTAACAGCCTCCCAAAACTTTTGAAAGGGTTTGTTGATAATGGAAAAAGCAAAGCGAATAATCAAAGAATTTGAAGGATTAAAGCTTAACGCTTATCTTTGCCCTGCCGGAGTATGGACAATTGGCTATGGTCATACAAAAGGCATTAAAAAAGGAATGAAGATTGATCAGGCTACGGCTGACAGATTACTTGATATTGATTTGATTGATGTTGCAAGAGCAATAAGAAAATTTGTCAAAGTTGATCTGAATGACAATCAGGCTCAGGCATTAGTCTCTTTCATTTTCAATGTAGGGTCCGGTGCTTTTTCAAAATCAACACTTTTAAAAAAAATCAATCTTAAAGAGTTTGCCTTCGCATCATTAGAATTTGACAAATGGGTGTATGCAAAAGGCAAGAAACTTCCTGGACTGGTTAGACGAAGAAAAGCGGAAAGGGATCTTTTCGATGAACCAATCGCACGATATTAATGAACGGCTTGCTCGCATTGAAACAGTCATTGATCATATACAAGGGTCAATTGATGAGCAAAAAGAACAAATTGGGCTTATTCATAACAAACTTGATATTTTCAACTCTCATAAAATTGAGTGTGAAAGGACATTCGTGAAACATATTGACACATCATACTTCGATCGCAATATAAAACGATATGAAGATGAAAAACTAAAAAAACACAATATACTGTTAAGCATAGCAAACAACTTCTATAAGTTTGTCATTGCAATTGCCGGTATAATTGTCATAATGAATAATTTTATTCAAAAGGGGTAAAAAATGGCTAAATTAATGGTTGATAAAATAACGATTTCAGGCACTTCACCGGTTGATCTGACGCTTGCTGTCAAAGGGTCTGTGATTCTTGATAAGGATACATTAGACGAACTAACCAAAGGAGTAGAGTATATTCACGGTGAAAAAATTGAAGTTAGCGTTGAAACAGTTGACGAATTGACTTCTGTATTCAATGCGCTTAGAACAGCGACAATCAACAAAGATGTTGATGTTACTTTCTATCGTGGTGCAACTCCTTTGTTTGTTGCAAAAGGTGTAAGATTATACCCAAAACTAGAGCTTTCAGGTTCAGCAGTACCAAAGATCACTATTACCGGCGGAAAGAAATTTGGAAGCTCTGAAACAATTACTAATCATATTACACTGCCTTCTTAGGAGGTATAATGAAACATTTCTACGATGTATATATCAGACAGGCCACAGGAATAGGAATAACCGACCTAAACGATGTTTTAGACGGTGAAAACGGGTTTGTTAGGCTTGCTCTGGTTGACGAAATGCCAAAGATTACAGTCGATAAAAAAGAAGTTAAAGTTCTCAATCAAGGCAAAGAACATGTGTTCACTGAAACCGTAACGTCTGAAGCAATATCTTTCAATGTCAAAAATGGAAACGCTCAAGGCGCTTTTGTTCTTTTCAATAATCAGTTAGTGGATATCTGCTTGAAATCAATTGCGATTGGTTCTGTTTGCCCTTTCATCGAAGGCACGAAAGCAACGATCAAGGTTGAAATGATGTCAAGAGAACTATCAAAAGTAACGATATCAACTGCGATTGAAGTTGAAGACGCATCAGAAGTCATATCATTCAATGAGGTTGCTTAAATGAGCAATATTATAACCAATACGACTGTCAATCCGATTCTGGACACAGTCGTGTTTTTTGACTTGAAAAATGGCATCAAAAAAGCAAGCACTTCTGATTTAGTAAAAGACAGAGACTATGACCTGTATGATCAGAAATCAGCAGTTTCAACTGCTGATTCAGAGAATGTAACAGCTGAATATGATACTCCGGTTGAACTGAATCAGGTCGGAGTATCTCAGACTGTCTTAAAAGCATTCTATGGCATAAATTACTATAATCATTGTATATATAATTAAGGAGGCTATATGCCGACAATAAACGGTCAATTTACAGACGCTAACGGTAATATAATTGGGTTGTTTGCACCAGGTGCGTCTTTGATGATAGACGGAACCAGTGAACCGGATTCTTATAAAAATGAAACCGGTGCAGATGTGCTTGTAAGAGCAATTGGAATCGGTTCAACCACTACAGTATCACTTGTTGGAGTCGCTGATGGAGATTCTATGTTTTGGCCTGATGAGCTGGTTGATTATATTGTTATCCCAAAAGGTGCGACTTTATCCGTTCAGGGTGGTAAGTTGCAGATTACATTTTTGAGGTGATTATGAGAAACAGAATCAGACGACTATTAGCAAGAATAAAATCAAGCAGGGTGGTTGAAAATCCTGCGAATGCGTACACTACAGGTGTTTACAATACCTGTCAATACTCATTAGCAAGAATAAAATCAAGCAGGGTGGTTGAAAATCCTGCGAATGCGTACACTACAGGTGTTTACAATACCTGTCAATACTCTTAATAAGGAGGAATTATGCCAAATTTGGCAACAAATAAAAACGAAATAAGTACCGGTCTGGCGGTCAAACCTGGTCATATTACTGACTGTATTGACGCATTGACTGGAACGAAAACTTTCGATGATGTCAAGACACCTGCTCAGGTGCTTGCAACTCCGCTGAATCCTATGTCAGCACCTATCAGCACTATGTACAAAGCACTTCCTTTTAATCCGTTACGAGGCAGAGCAGTAGTTGCTAACTCAGGCAATACAAAAGCATACGGTATGAGACCTGTTGACTTGGGGCAGGAGAGTGTGGCTTTAGACTTAGCAGGCACAAAAGTTGTTGATACTCAAAAAGCAACAGGATTTTTACCTAATGCTTTATCACTAAATTTCTCATTCCAGCATAAGAAGCCGACTGTAGATACTGCAAGAGTTATGGCTAATTTATTGTTAAAAACAGACTTATCATTAGTTAGACCTATGCTGACTTTGACAGGTAATTCATTGGTAATTACTGGATGGGCAACAATAGCAGATGCAACTACTACTGGTGTTACTCTTGCAACAAGAACGCTTGCAGTGGGTAAAACATACAACTATGCTTTATGTTATGGTGGAAATACAGGTTCAGGATTAGGAACTGTAAAGCTATATGAAAATGGTATTCTCATATATTCTAATGCTATTACTTATCATTCTGAATATATTGCCAGCCTTTTAACAGGTGTAGCTTTTAGACCACAATTAGAAGCTAACTGGATGACAAACAGAATATTTAATTATACTTGTTTAGCCTCAGATGTAAGCTACTACTGGAACAACGGCAGACCAGACCTTGCTATTGTAAGGGATAGTGATAAGTGGGGTAACAAATCAAAATACAATTCTACTTATGCAGGAAATGAAAATCTTAAT